TGACCTCCCACCACAATTCCGCCATAATCCCCCCAGTTCACATCAGGCGGGGGCCTCACATCACATGAAAATCGCCATATCTGGTCAGTCTTTCTCTGTCCGAGAACCCCATGCAGAGGGACATATCATGACCGGGGCCGAGGCTCAGGCGCTCAATCGGCTCCGAGCTGAGAACATCCGGAATAACATGGCCAAGGTCTGGAACAAGGGCTGGAGCCGCAGGCGGCCACTGTCCCAGCAAGATCTGGATCAATTTCAGGACCAGGTCACGGAATATGACCTGGGCTATTTTTTCCAAGAAAAGCCTGAGGTTTCAGTTGAAACCTCGCTTGAGCGCGAGATGAGGGAGTTGGCCCAAGCTCAGCTCGAGGATGAGATCCGAGTCCAGGGACTTCTGCTTTCTCGGTTTGAGTACAGCCAGAGGCTGCAAAGCATTTTGGCAAAACCTGATGTTTTGGCCTCGGCCCAAAGCAAGCTGAGTATCAAACAAGCCCTGGCCAAGCAAGCCATGGATGAGTTGCTCGAGCTGGTAGGGTGAGCAGAGCTCAATGTCCGCAGCCTTCAAACGGCGGAAGAGACTCTTTGAATCTGCCAAGGGCCTTTGTTACTACTGTGGGAAGAGTACCTGGCTTCCAGACGATGTTGAGACTAAGAAACATGCTCTGTGGAGATTAGGTTTGATGGAACTTCCTCCGAAGGAAAGAAAGATTCAATTTCTTCGAAGGCGAGCCACTATAGAGCATTTGATCAAAGTCGCCGACGGGGGTGGGAATGAGCCTGAGAACCTAGTCTTGGCCTGCTTCCGCTGCAATGGGACAAGACATGATGTTGAACCAGAGAGATTTAAGATAATGATGACTAGACCAGACTGGCTGGACACATTCGGGGAAAAGAAATGACAGGATTCAGACCTGGGTCCCAATGCGATATGATGAGCAAACTCATGTGGCAGGCCCTTTCTACCCGGATTGGATTGCTCCTCCAAGTCTCTGACTTCGCCCGGGCAAACGGGGCGTTTCAGGCTTGCCGGAAGGCTGAGCCGAGCTTCGCTGCTCTCCAGTTCAGGCAGAGCCCCCTTCCTGATGGCAATGCCCTGATTGTCCGAGGGGCTTCGCCTGAGCCCAAGGCGCTTACGCTCTCCAAGCTGGATCTGATCTCAGACGATCTTGATCTTTGAGGGCCGGGTGGAGTGACCGGGGTAACGCAGGTGAAGGCTATGAGTATCCAACGAGACCTACCCCTCTTTTTTGAGTAAAAAAAAGGATTTCCTGGAATGGTTAGAAAAGCAGAGCTTCCTCAATCCCGACACCATATCATGATCTTTGATGAGGACTGGGAATTCTTGACTCAAGCTTTTGGAGCTGGAAGCTCCAAGCCTATCGGCCCGGGGAATGCAATCAAGACCCTGGTCCACGGATATGTCTCGAAGATCAAAGCTCAAGTCGAGGGTACAGCCCACAGGAGAGATGAGATATGATTTCGAGACGAGGAATTCTTACAGGCCTCGGGGCCTTGATCTGTGCCCCGGCGATTGTTCGAGTGGCAAGCCTGATGCCGATCAAATCCTGGGCAATTCCAGAGATGCAATTTGAAGAGCTCAAGGCTGGAGATATTATTGAGTTTTCTAACTCAGATTTGCCTGGAAGATATGTGATCACAGCGATCAGAGGATCAAATTTATTTGAAATTAACCAAGAGAGTTTCTTCCGAGCAAATGGAACGGATATCTTATTTAGGAGCTTTGGAGCATGACCACTACCGCCGAAATTCCCCAGAGCAGTGCCCTCTCCGAGGCATCAGTCGATTCTCTCGCCGAGCTCATGTCCCGGGACCCTGAGGGGTATACCAGGCAGGATTTGAGTCGAGTCGTGGATGCCCTGCGGGCCATGAGGGCAAAGTGGGAGGCCGCTGAGGCAGCAGCGCCGAGCAAGCCCAGGGGACCGAAGGCCACTGTCTCTCCGCAGAGTCTGGTCTCAGGGAGCAAAGCTGAGGAGTTGGGACTCTAGCCATGACCGAGCCCCAACTCCCCATCAACACCTCATTCTCCGAGATCCTCCCAGGTCTCCAATATGCTGTGGACAGCACGAGCCTCGGGGCTTATAAGACTTGTCCGAGGCTCTATTACTATTCCATCATCCAGGGCTGGCAGCCTCGCTTCGAGTCCGTTCATCTGACTTTTGGAATTCTCATGCACAAGGGGAGGGAGTTCTATGACCATGCCAAGGCAGAGGGACAGGGGCATGAAGACGCCCTGGCTCACACCATTCATCAGCTTCTCCTCCTCACCTGGAACAAGGAGCTAAAGCGTCCCTGGGACTCGGGGGACCCGAATAAGAACAGGTTGACTTTGGTCAGGACTCTGGTCTGGTACCTGGATAAATATGGGGATAATGATGCACTGGAAACTGTCATCCTGGCCTCTGGGAAGCCAGCAGTCGAGCTATCGTTCAGGTTTGACTTCGGGTATAGGTTTAAGTCTACAGGTGAAAGAGCTATTGCCTGTGGGCACCTTGATAGACTCGCTAAACTCAACGATGAGTATTATATCCCAGATATCAAGACTTCAAAGTACACCATCGATGCTTCTTATTTCGCCGGATATTCCCCGGACAATCAGTTCTCAATGTACACCCTGGCCGGGAAAATTGCATTTGCGATGCCAGTCAAAGGGGTGATTTTAGATGCAATTCAGATCCTGGTCACTGGTTCCAGATTCCAGCGAGGATTGATCCCGAGATCCCAGGATCAAGTCGATGAATTTGTCGAGGACTCGCATCAGGTTCTTTTTGAAATGGAGACCAGTGCTCTCAATCAGCACTGGAGGATGAACGATAAGAGTTGTCATAACATCCATGGCAGGCCGTGTGACTTTCGATCAGTCTGTTCCAGGCCCAAAGGGGCGAGAGAACAATGGCTGAAGACAGAATTCAGGCAGAGGGTGTGGGACCCTCTGCAACGCAGAGGGGATATTTAATGAGATTCGCACCAAAATTCACACCTATGACTGTGATTCTCGGAATACTCGGAGCAATCCTCTACATCAATTATCGGATAATTGTTGACTGTGGTTTCTGGGGCCTGCTCAGGGGCGCTGAATGGTACTGGTTATTCGGTCAGTGTGGAGGATAAAATGCCCAAGCTATCAGCTCATCAGTCCGCCCAGACTACCAAAACATTACTCATCGGAGATTCTGGCTCTGGCAAATCCGGTTGCCTTGCCTCTCTAGCTGCTGATAATTACAACCTCAGAATCATAGACCTCGACAACGGGATTGATATTCTTAAATCAGTCATTCTCGGGACTGAAGCCACTCCCAGCATCTATCCCAAGAACACCATTGAGCGAGTTGATTACGAGACCGTAATCGACGGGAGGAAAAATGTCAATGGCAAGCTCCTGCCAGGCAAAGCCACTGCTTGGCAGAGAGTTACTGGTTTGCTCTCTGGAGATGACAAAAGTCCCTGGAAAGATTTCGGGTCTATTGCGACCTGGACCTCCAACGAGGTCTTGGTGGTTGATGGGCTGTCTAGGTTAACTGATGCTGCCCGAGACTTCAACCAAACCATGAATGCTAGGCTGGGACAAAAAGTCACCTGGGATGATATTTATGCCACCCAGCAGAGCTTGGAGACTTTCTTCCAAACCCTTTATGATGATGCTGTCAAGTGTCAGGTAGTGGTCATTGCACATCCAGATTATATCAAGGATCAGGACGGGATTGAGCGCGGATATCCCCAAACCATCGGGAATAAGCTGAGCCCCAGGATCGGACAGTATTTCAATAATGTGATCGAGGCCAGGTCATCGGGGAATGGAGCGAATAAGAAGAGGAAATTGTTGACCCGAGGGTCTGGGTTGATCGAGGTTAAGACTTCAGCTCCTGGAGCTGTTAAGGCAGAATACTCGATTGAGAAAGGACTTGCGGAATTTTTCCGAGATTTGAAAGAAGGCTGGGCTCCAGAGGGAGTTGTGAAATCATGACCTGCTATCGTCCGAATGGGTGTAGATGTATGACTGGAGAGGATGCAGCTTGTTGCGACTGGACAACTCGGCCCAAGGCTCCGATGACTGCCAAAGTGGACTTGAGTAAGGCGAGGGAGGAGATTGCATACACAAGAGGTTCTGTCGATGACGCCCTATCCATCCTCGACCGCCTGATTGGGGAGGTGGGGTGATGGACGTTATATCCGGAGCAGCAATTATTGCTGGCGTCCTATTCTTGGGCGGATTCATTGGTGGGTTTTTAGTGAGGTGGTTTGAGATATGACCGACACCATCGCCCTTCGCCGCGCTGCGGAGGCGGCAACGCCTGGACCGTGGCAGGGCCAAAGCGCTCTCGTTGTTTCGGTTGACGATTGGAGCATTGTAGCTAAATGCCCATCCCCTGAAGACGTTGAATTTATCGTCGCTGCGAACCCGAACTGCGTCCGCGGACTTCTGGATGAGCTAGACGCCTTGCGCGCGGAGAAGGCGAAGCTGGTTGAGGTGGTGAAAGACGCGCGCGAAGAATTACGGCGGATGGTCGCAAAAGAATTTTACGCGGGCGACAAGGTTATTACCGAGTCTGGGTTTGCGAAGTGGGTCGTTGTCCAGCATATCGACGCCGCCCTCAGGGAGGCGGAAGGCAATGGGTGATTGGCACACGCTGATACCGCTCTATATCGAGATCGGCCAGCCCGGAGCGATTGCCCTGATAATGATGAGGCGGTCGCTCGATAACGCCGCTCGCGCAATGGCCGCTGGTGACCTTGTCGAGATGAGCGGACGCAATGGGGATTACCACCTCGTCGATTGTCCGCACTACAAACCAGCCCTCGCCGCCCTGCGTGACGCGCCATGACCATTGTTAAAATCTCCGATATCCAGCAAGCAGTGGCAGAGGAATATGGGCTGACAGTTGAAGAGCTCCTCTCCCAGTCCAGAAAAAGGCACATCACAAAACCTAGACAAGTCGCCATGTGGCTTTGCCGGAGACTTACCGCCCACAGCTACCCGGACATTCTATCTCGATTCTCTCTGACTAATCACACCACAGTCCTTCATGCCAAGAAGACAGTAGATAAGAGGATTGCCTCGGATTGTTATTTTGCTGAGAAAATCTCCCAGCTCGAGCGAAGGCTCATCGAAGAGGCCAGGGAGATCAACAAGGCAATCAGACTCAACATTGCGCAGACTGGGCTTTCATATCTACCAGGGGAGGACGAGGGACAGCACAATTAAATCAAAACTTTACTACCTCACTAACTCAACTTAACTTACTCAAACAAAGGAATGACTCAAATGGTTGATTTTTCCAATTTGCTTCGCAAACCTGCCGGTGAAGCCAAGAAGCCCCCGGCACTCCCTCCAGGTGATTATCCCGGGGTGATTAAGAGCTATGAATTCGGGGACAAGAACAAGAATAATACTCCGTATGTTCAGTTCAATCTGGGACTGACTGACTGGGCAGACACAGCCGAGGTTGAGGATAAGACTGGGATTGATCTGGGGAAGCGGCAGCTCAGGCGCCAGTTCTTCTTCACCGACGATGCGTTGTGGCGGCTGGATGAGTTCCTCCGCAATCTCGGGGTCGATGCCAAAGGCCGGACCTATGAAGAAGTCTTGCCAGAAGTCATCAATGCTCGTGTACTGGTGGAGGTCCAGCAGTACATGAATCAGAAGAGCAATGAGATTGAGAATCAAGTCGGGGGGCTGAAGCCTACTTCGTAGAACAGTGTTCATTCCAGCCAAGAGCTCCTCCCGAGCTTGTGGCTGAAGACTTGGCAGAGAGAACAGTGTGACTGTTCTCTCTGCCACTTTTTTCTTCTCTTCTTGCGAAGCAATTGGGGGCTCCATGCCAATTACAGATAAAGTTTCTCGTATCAATATCGATCAGATCAAAATCAACCGAGAAGACCGCCAAAGGCGAGAGATTGTCACCAAGGACCTCCAGGAGTCGATCTCCCGAATTGGCCTGATCAATCCGATTGTCATCGACCGGGATCTGGTTCTGATTGCAGGGGAGCGACGGCTCGAGGCCTGCCGGGCCCTGGGCCTTCCAGATATCCTGGTTCACTTCGTCGAGGACCTTTCCACTATTGAGTCCAAAATTATCGAGCTGGAAGAAAATCTCAAACGCAGCGAGCTTGCTTGGCAGGACCAAGTCGATGCAGTTGCGGAGGTCCACAGGCTTCATCTGGAACTTGATCCTGACTGGACGATGCTGAAAACCGCAGAGGCGGTTAGCCTGACCCCTGGGACCATCTCAATGTATGTCCGGGTTAATAATGAAGTCAAACAAGCCAAGCTCGAGGCTCAGTCTATGGAACTCAACCCTGCCAAGGCCATGGCGATTGCTCGGGTGTTGGAAGCCGGGACGATCAAAGAAGCCCATAATATTATTATGAGAAGAGATGCCAGAGCATCTGGGAATGCGATTGAGGAGTTGCTGGGTATTGCCACCGGACCGAGTCAGGTGCAACCACAGGCTCAGGAGGCTCAATCCGAGGCTATTCTCAACCTTTCATTCCTGGACTGGGCACCTCAGTATTCTGGTCCGAAATTCAACTTTATTCACTGTGACTTCCCGTATGGGGTAGAATTTGCATCAGGGCCGCAAGGCCAGGGGGCTGAGTCCGGGGCAATTTACAATGACTCAGCTGAGGTTTACTGGGACCTAGTCAGGTGTCTCTGTGCTAATCTACCTCGACTTCTCAGCCCCTCCGGTCATATCATGTTCTGGCTTTCGGCTGATTTCATCATCCAGGCAAAGACTCGGGAACTGTTCTTGGCCCTGGCCCCGGAGATCGAGTTCCAGGGCAAGCCCTTGGTTTGGATTAAATCTGACAATGCCGGGATTTCCCCAGACCCTCGACGCACCCCCAGGCATGTATATGAGACGTGCTTGCTGGGGAGCCTTGGCAAACGCCAGATTGTCAAAATTGTCGGGAATGCCTATTCCTGTCCGACTGACAAGAAACTCCATGTCAGCACTAAGCCTGAAGCCATGCTGAAACATTTCATGACCATGTTAGTCGATGAGAGCACTCTCATGTTTGACCCGACCTGTGGATCTGGGGCAGCCCTGAGGGCAGCGGAGTCTCTCGGGGCCAGCTCTGTCCTGGGCCTCGAGATTGACCCTGAGATCTGCGACCGAGCCAAGCAAGCCCTTCGCATCGAGCGATTGAAACATAAGGCCCATGAGGCCTTGGTGGACTCTGGGATAATTGAGGAGGTTTGAGATGGCCGACAACATCAATCATCCACCGAGGTACACCCAATATCCTCCTGGCTATGAACCAATCCAGGTCATCGAGGCTTGGGGGCTGGGATTCTGTCTGGGGACAGTTCTCAAATACATTGCCAGGAAAGGGGATGAGTTCAAACCTCATAATCAAGTCGAGGACCTGGAAAAAGCTCAGTGGTATTTGGCCAGGGAGATAGCAAGGCTCAAGGAGAAGACCAAAGAGCCTGATACTGAGATACCTATAAAGTACAAGCTGGAGCCAATTTACCATCGCCCAACAAGGCTTCCGTTTGAAAAAACCTGAAGGACTGTATTATGCTTTTGACTCAAGAAAAACTTAAGACAATATTCCATTATGATCCAGAAACTGGAATCTTTACAAGATTCTCTACAGGTAAAGTTGTTGGTTCTCCCAATACAAAAGGCTGTATTCAGATTAATATTGGTCACTCTAAGTATGTAGCAGCGAGACTTGCGTGGATGTATATGACTGGAAAATTTCCAGAACATTTCATAGACCACAAAAATATGATAAAGAGTGACAACAGATGGGAAAATCTCAGAGAGGCTACAAATAGTCAAAACAGAGCTAACACAGATCCGACTGCTGATTCCAATTACAAAGGAGTCTATCCCAACAGATACAGATGGAAAGCAGTTATAAGTATGGGAGGCAAACATGTATACCTTGGTAATTTCAGGACCAAACAAGAGGCTGCAGAAGCATACAGAGTAGCAGCCAGGAAACACTTCGGCGAATTTATGAGGGCACCATGATAGAGGCAAAAATTATCTGTGATAGTATCTCATCAGAGCAGTACAGACTTACAACCTTTCAATTGAGGTATCCTCGATTCATCCACTCCGAATTCATGACCCACCGGGTCATTTCGAGAAATGCCTCAAGCTCCCGAGCCATCCCGACAGCCAAATTGATTGAGGAGGTTCGATCTGATGTGCTGAGGGCAAGCCCTGTGTTCTGGGGGAAGAACCAACCCGGGATGCAGGCGGCTGAGGAGCTTGAGAACAAATCAGATGTCCTTTCAATCTGGCGAACAGCTGCAATAGATGCTTCCTGGCACGCTCAGGCTATGCTTGACCTCGGAGCCCACAAACAAATCGTGAATCGACTCCTCGAGCCATTCTCCCACATCAATGTTGTGGCCTCGGCCACCAGCTGGAATAACTTCTTCGGGCTGAGGCTGCATAAAGATGCCCAACCGGAGATGAGGGAGTTGGCAAAGATGATGTTGGGGGAGATGCATGACTCGCGCCCTAAAGAACTCAAACCTGGAGAGTGGCACTTGCCATTCATCGAGCCAAAAGATTGGTCGGACATAGGAGAATTTAGACAATCAATTGAGCCTGTAATTCAGGTATCAGTAGCCAGATGTGCACGAGTCTCGTATCTTAGTTTTGAGACTGGGAAAAGATCGACAATTGCAGAGGATATTAATCTTTGCAAAAAGCTTCTCTCCGCTCATCCTCTCCATGCCTCCCCGGCTGAGCATCAGGCCACTCCAGATGAAATATTCGATAAAGTAGAATGGCATCATCCTGAGCAGCACGGGAACTTCTTGGGTTGGAGGCAATTTCGAAAGACCCTCCCCGGCGAGGCCTGTGCCCCGATTCCAGAGGAGTTCCTGGACGACTATGAGCGAAGCTGAGGTCGAGGCTCTGCTCAAGGCTCAAGCCAAGAGTTGGGCTAGGCAGGATATGGATTGAGCTCATGATGTACGTAAAGTTTCCACCCTGGGAAGAACAGATAAGAATCATCTTCGAATATGGAGAAGAGCCATTTTACAACGAAGGTTCCCTGAAAGGAATGGATAAGTGGCTGGTCTACATGTATGAAGGAAAAACTTTCATCACAGCAACTTTCTCAGGAAAGCATTGCAGATTTTTTGAAACATTGCTGAAAGTCCACACATGACCCATCAGCTACTGCCCCCCTGGGCATCCACTTCCGGGCCAAGAAAGGCCAAGATTGTTATCTTAGGTGAAGCCTGGGGAGAGACAGAGTCCCAACTCAGGAAACCCTTTGTCGGGGAGTCCGGGAAGGAACTCTGGCGAATGCTTGGGGAGGCCTGGCCCCTGGTTGAACCTGAGCTCTGGAGCAAAGCTGAGAAGAGCTTTCGTTACGGGCCGGAGCATAGCTCACATTGGAGCCGAGCTCGGGAAGAGTGGCTGGAAGCCACAGGCATTCTCATGACCAATGTCCTGGCCCTGCGCCCTCATGCTAACAAGATGGAGACCCTTTGTGCGAGCAAAAAAGAAGTCGGAGGGGACGGGTATAATCATCCTCACCTTTCCCAAGGAAAGTATCTCAGGCCTGAATACCTTCCAGAACTTGATAGACTGTCTCAAGAAATCCAAGAAGCGCAGCCGAATCTTGTCTTGGCACTCGGAAATACGGCCTGTTGGGCAATGCTTCGAGTTACAAATATCGGTTCGATTAGAGGAGCCGTTGCTCTGGGATGCGCTCCAGGAAAAGATAAGCAGACAGTTAAAGTCTTACCGACCTACCACCCAGCCGGGGTGATGAGACAGTGGAGCTGGAGGACTATTGTTGTAGCAGATTTAATAAAAGCCTGGAATGAATCTCAATTCCCCGAGATCAGGAGGCCAGCCAGGAAGATCCTGGTCAACCCGAGTATTGAGGAAGTTGAGGACTGGACAGCTGAGACCCTATCAGGTCCATATTTCAGACTATCTCCAGATATTGAGACAGCATCAGGACAAATTTCCTGCATTGGTTTTGCTAGGTCTCGAACTGAAGCCCTGGTCATTCCGTTTCATGACAAGGCGAGGCCAGGGTGGAACTACTGGCCAACTCGAGACCTTGAATATCGAGCTTGGTATTGTGTTAAAATGTTGCTGGAATGTCCTATTCCCAAGGTCGGGCAAAACTTTATCTACGATCTCCAATACCTCACCCCGATGGGATTTCGGCCTAGAGCTCTGGACGACGACACCATGTTACTCCATCACTCGATGTTTCCAGAGTTGCAGAAGGGTCTTGGTTTCCTAGGTAGTGTTTATACCAACGAGGCCAGTTGGAAACTGATGAGAAGGACCAAAGCTGATACGGAGAAAAAGGATGAGTGAGCTTCAATCCCTCTCCCTGGAGGAATTTGGGGAGAAAATTCTCGGCCCAGCCATGAAGCGCCATCTCGCCGGGATTCTCAAAGTCCCGGTCGAGTCAGTCACTTATGAAATGGTGGACCAATACGCGGCAGAGCTACCAGATGAGGAGCCTTGAGAGATGAGCAGGAATAAGAAAGACTTTGATAATTATGAGGTTCATATCATAACCCGCGGAAATTTCCTTCGAGCCATCTTCCCAGTGCTTCGCAAGAAGCTTGCCTGGATTATTGGGTGTTCAGAAGAAAAGGTCTCGGGGGCCATGGTTCGGAGATATATCGATGCTTACCCGGAGAATAACCAATGAGAACCAAGCTGCCGCCAAGACGACCGAGTATCAACGCCAAGGTAGTTTATGGAACACTTGATAAGAGGTCCATGGAGTTCTTTCTGACCTTCGGGTTTGACCCAGAGGGCTCGGTCAAGGAGGTCTTTTGTGCAGAGAATCAATTCCTCGGAACAGATGTCCATGGAGTTATCACAGATGGATGTATTTTGATCTCTCTCTATCTCCAGACCGGAGGAGAGCCGGAGAAACTTGTTCAATCCCTGGGCTTGAATAAAGACCTCGAGGGAAACCCAGGACCTCCAAGTTCCCTGCTCGGAGCTATTGCTCGGGCTCTGGTTTTAGTCCAAACTGAGTTCCAAGGGGACTCCCTGTTCCACAGGAGCCAAAGCACATGACCCTGGTTAGAACTGAGGAACTCAGCAGGGCCACACCTCTTAGCTCATCCGAGAATCACCAAGTCTACTGCGGCCTGGATTGCTGTGTGACCCTGGAGGTTTTTGAGGAGCTATCGCGGCTGAGGAACCAGCCTCCAGCCATTTATCAATTTGAAAGAGCCCTGCAAGCCCCGTATCTCGAGATCATGCAGCGGGGCATGGCAGTGGATGAGCTTGGCAGGAGGCAAGCTGCAGCGAAGCTGAGGGAGAGAATGGAACTTCTTACTTCCCATCTCAATACCCTGGCTGACTCAGTCTGGTCAAAACCACTTAACCCTCGATCCCCCAAACAACTACAGGCATTTTTCTATGAAAAACTCAAATTACCAGAAGTCTGGATTTCCCAGAAAGGGGTCCGGAAACTCTCCACAAATCGAGAAGCCCTGGAGAAGCTCGACCAATACCTCTACGCCCGTCCATTCGTCTCGGCTATTCTCTCTATTCGAGAAATCGCCAAACAGCTGGAAGTCTTTGAAACTGACATTGACCACGACGGACGGTTCAGAACATCTTATAACATTGCTGGGACCGAGACAGGAAGGCCGAGTTCCTCTGAAAACGCATTTGGAACTGGAGGAAATGCTCAAAACATTGCACCAGCTTTGCGCTATGTATTCGTAGCAGATCGTGGACGAAAGCTCTGTGTAATTGATCTGGAACAGGTGGAAGCTCGAGATGTTGGATTCTTCGTTGGTTGTCTCTTCGGAGATTGGAGTTACCTCGATAACTGCGAGTCGGGGGACCTGCATACAAATAATGCCAAGAGAATATGGCCTGAGCTTAATTGGACTGGGAATGCTGCGCAGGATAAGTCCATCGCAAGTCGTATCTTTTATCGAGACTTTTCATACCGAGACATGGCAAAGAAGGGAAGTCACCTCAGTAACTATTACGGGACTGCTTGGACCGCTGCTCGAGTGCTTAAAGTCCCCCAGGAAATGATGGAGGAATTTCAAGCCAAGTATATCCGAGGGAGACCAGGGGACCCAGGAAAGGGCAAGCCAGGGATAACTCCAGCCTTCCCCGGGATAGCCCGCTGGTGGCAGTGGACAGCAGAACAGCTCCAAACCACCCATCGCCTGATCACCCCATTCGGCCGAGAGAGGCATTTCTTCGGGCGTCCTGGGGACGATACGACGCTTCGCGAGGCTATTGCATTTCTTCCCCAGTCCACAACAGCAGATCGGATGAATTTGGGCCTTTGGAGGGTTTGGAAATACATGCCCCAGGTGAGGCTGCTCGCCCAGACCTATGATTCCATCACCTTTGACTATGAAGACCGAGGACATGATTATGAAGCTGAAATCATTGGCAGAGCTCTCGAGCTCATCAAGGTGGACCTCTTCTCCCCGACTGGTCGGAGATATTCCGTCCCAGGAGAGGCCAAGATTGGCTGGAACTGGGGGAATCAAACCCTCCAAAGTGACCTGGATAAGGCAATTGCCTCAGGCAAGAAAGTGCCTCGGCTCAACCCAGAGGGATTGAGAAAGTTCTCTTTCAAATCCCCAGATCTTCGATCTCGGGCAACTGGCCTAAATCGAGTAATGGCATAGATAACAATTTCACTCCAGGGCGGGGGCTCAAATGAGCAGGTTTATTATTCTCCCATACACTAATTGGACGGTCAGGGATACTAAGAGGATTGTTCAAGATGTTAGGGTAGCTGAGCATCTCGATGCTGAGCTTATCCGAGATGCCTTGAATCTCTGGGATGATCAGCTCAGACAAAGGGCCCTGGTCCGAGCTGAGCTTGCCAAAGCAATTCCTCTTTCCTCCGATCAAGCATAGCCACAGCTTCTCATGTCAGCTCACCCCAAACCAGTCCAGGTGGCGGCTTCACCTCCTCCTCCCTGGAACGATTTTATCCAAGATTTCATGACTCTGACCGAAGGAGCAGTCTCTCCAGATATTTTCCGAAAATGGACTGGGATTGCACTGGTGGCCGGAGCTTTGGAGAGAAGAGTCTGGATTCGAGCTGGGGTCAAGATCACCTATGCCAATCTCTACACCCTGCTAGTCGCCCCTCCAGGGGTCGGAAAATACATTGTCGAGGAGGCTCGGGCACTCTGGACTGAGGTCAAGGAGCCTGGGACAGCAATCCCGGCATTCCATGTCTCCCCTGATAACATGACCAAGGCAGCAATGTTGGATACCCTGGTCAAAGCCAAGACGACCAGATTGATTCCGAGAGGACCAACCATTACCTATCATTCTCTGCTTATTGCAGCTGAGGAATTTCAGGTTCTTCTTCCTGATTATGATCAGGAGATTATTGGGGCACTGAATTCCATCTGGAACAATAAACCCAATCACAGCGAATCCCGACGCTACGGAACAGTCCGAGAACTCTCCATCGAGTATCCTCAATTCAATATCCTGGCTGGAGTCCAGCCCAGCTATTTTGTCTCAACCTTTCCAGAGGAAGCCTGGACCACGGGCTTTGCGAGACGGATTATTATGGTCTATGCTGGTGAGGCCCCGTTTAAAGAACTCTTCTACATCCCACCTGAAGTCGAAGGGATGAGGGACCTTGTCCTCTCTCGGCTGGCTCATCTCTCCCAGCTCTACGGGGAAGCCAAATGGACGACTGAGGCCGTGGAACACATCTCCAACTGGCACCGTCAGGGGCAACGCCCAGTGCCGCAGCACTCCAAGCTCACCCATTATAACAGGACTAGGATTATCTTTGCCCAGAAGCTATCGCTAATCAGTGCTGTAGCTCGGACTGGTGCCCTGATCATCGAGCTAGTCGATGTGACTCGAGCCCTGGCTTGGTTGTTTGAGGTTGAGGGGCTGATGCCCGATGTGTTCAGAGAAATGGTCGGGAAGAGCGACAAAACAGTTATCGAGGAGCTCCACAATTTCATGGTGCAAGCCAATGCCAAGGAGAAAGGTCGAGGGATTCGAGGGGAGATGGTGATGAGATTTTTGCTGACTCGAGTCCCGACTGAAAAGGCAGAAAAGATCATGTCCCTCTGCGAACGAGCTGACATCATTGCCCGAGTCGGAGGATCTCCCGATCTCTGGGTCCCGAGAACACTAGTCGCACAGGAGATGGATTGAGATGATACTCTCTGCCCAATCAATTCGAGCTAATTCCCTGATCACCCCCTGGAATGAGAGGACTCAATTCGACTCTGTCTACGGGATTATGACCTATGGAGTCGGGCCGGCTGGATACGATGTTCGAGTCGAGTTTGGAAAAGGTGTATTCCAAGAAGCAGTCTGGCTTCCTCCAGGGAAGTTCCTGCTTGCTTCAACAATGGAGAAATTTTCCCTCTTCCCTGGAGTCCTCGGAATTGTTCATGATAAGAGTTCCTGGGCTCGCCGGGGCCTCACAGTTCAGAACACAGTCATCGAACCTGGCTGGAGGGGCTTTCTCACCCTTGAGCTAACCAATCATTCGGATAAAGACCTCTGCATCGAGCATGGTGCCCCAATCGCCCAGGTTGTATTTCATTGGCTTGACAGCCCAACAGAAAAGCCGTATAATGGTAAATACCAGGACCAAGAACGCGGTCCACAGCCCGCCAGATAGTTAACAACCCAGGAGAGCCAGATTATGATTGAAAATTTCCCAGGCTTGCCTCCCCAACTCCCGCCAGAGGCTTTGCCTAATCCAGTCTACTCTGGGGAGGCCATCGAGTCTTATGAATATATCAGCAAACCAGATTGGAGCTCAGCTCCTGTTCCTGAACCAGTCGAAACTGAGAACACCATCTTCATCAAATCCCCAGTCAACATCTTCGATTACCCTGTCCGAATTGCTCGGCCTTTCATCCAAGGCGAGATCAGGGACTTTCCCCAGGCAGTTCTTCGGGGGACTAGACTCCCAACTCAGGCCAATGTCAAACAACGCTGGCCAGACGGTTCGGTAAAACATGCTCTCTTGTCCTTCATCGTTCCTCAAGTGAGCAATTTCCTCGACGAGATTGATTTTGTCAATCAGCCAGGGTCTCTGACCAGTCCTCTCACCACAACTCAAATGCTTGCTCCGAATTATGCCTTCGAGGCTCTGGTCGAGATCTATAAAGCAGGATTTCAATCCAAAGTCATCTCAGCTAGACAAATGCTGGAAGCTGGGGATTACAAGATCTGGGCAGCGGGGCCAATTGCGACTACTATTGTGATCGGAGATCATTCTCAGTTCAGGAAATATGACACCGGGTTTGATGAGCTTCGCTCCTTCCGACCTCTCTTCCATGTAACATTCTGGCCTTCCACTGGGGACTATCATGTCCGGGTGGTTATGGAGAACTCCAACAGCCAGGCTTTGTCTGATGTCCTCTACGGAGTCAGAATATTCAACGGAATTGAAAAGACTGAAATCTTCCGCCAGGACGCAGTCCCTCATACCGCAGGCACTCGCTGGACTCGCTCCTGGTGGGACAAGGTCGATCCGGGTCCCCAAGTCAGCATTAATCACAATATCAAATATCTCAGCTCAACCAAAGCCATTCCCAATTTCGATCCTGGGATTACAATCCCAGCCTCTGAAATCTCTGCAGTCCTCAGCACTGCTTCCAAATGGCAGTTTTATTTATTTGCCAAAGGCGGTTGGACTCCGTATATGTCTACAGCCGGAGGGAGAGATGATATTGGGCATTTTACTGGATTGCAAACTCTCTGGCTCTACTCTGGAGATAGAAGGCTCTTTGATCTAATATCCAAACAAGCCGACCTTGCCGGGGCTTGGCCACTCTGTGTCCGAGAGGGTGCTCTTGGCAAATTCTATGACAAAGAGGGGAAGGTACCAGCCCTGGGTCTCCCAATCTCAGTCTATGCTCATCCCAATCTCTGGTTGTTTGATTGGCAAAATCGAGCCAATGACGGGATTACAATAAAAGGGCCAAGGCTGGAATACTCCGGGACCAAGATCTGGGGAGGTTGGGCTCCTGATAATGCACATAAACCAGACCCATATTCCCTCCTCTACCTACTAACCGGGGATTATTTCTACCTGGAGCAGATGCAATTTTGGGCATCAGCAGATGTAGTCCGATCCAACCCAGGGTATAGAAGTCCTCCTATTCGAATCAGGACTGATCCAGTTCTCCCATCCGGAGCAATTCGTGATGAAATGCGAGGCAATGCCTGGGCTTGTCGAAGCAGAGTCTCTACTGCTTATTTCTCCCCAGATGAGACACCAGAGAAAACCTACTTCTCCGAAATGGTCGAGCATATGTTGGCTTTCTGGGAAGGTCAGTACCAAATCCAGGGAACTCCTCGAACTGGAAGTCCTCTCTGGCTCCATGGGAATAAGAATTACCGATATGTTCATCCGCTGAGATTCCTCAACGACGGAGGAGCTCCTTCCTATGGCTCCGCCCCTTGGCAGCATTACATGCTAATCTTCCAACTCGGCGTTGCCAAGGAAAAGGGTTTTGACTCAGGGCCTCTTCTAGACTACTCTGGAGAATTCCTTACCAAACAGTTCCTTGAGCCTCAGGGGTATAATTTCAACAACATTGCTTCGTACTGGGTGAGAACCCGAGCCCCAGATGGAAGTATGTATCAAACCTGGACTGAATCCTTCCCTGGCAACCCAGCTCCACCAACAAGCCTCCCAGCTCAGCCTCAAGACGGTTATGCTGCCTACGCATACGGGGCGTCTACAATGACTCGGCACTTGCCAGGAGGAGAGATGGCTTATGGCTGGTTGAGGGGGGAGTTTTATGAGAAGCTGAAAGCAGGATTTGCGAAAAGGCCGAAATGGGCGGTTTTACCAAGGGTAGGATTGGGAAATACGGGGCATACCATGGCCGACAAATCACTATCAACGGATTTGGCATAATCGGGACGGGGATTTGGGGAAGCCAATTTGGGGGCATTTGAAACGTGGCCCTATCCCTCCACCCACCTTTGACCATCACTCAACAAAAGGCCGGGACCCATCTCTGAACCCCGGCCTTTTTCAGTCTAGGGCAACAAGCGCCCTATTCAGCCTGAGGCACCACCGGAGTGGTCTCTCCATCCAGGGCCTCAGCCTTATCTGCCAGCTCAGCTACCCTGGCCGAGATGCCGTCCAGAATAGTCTGAGCCTCTTCGGACAAGTCCACATCGGAAAGTTTTTCAATCTCCGACTTGAGCCAGGACACATCGGATACAACTCCATCAATTGCAGTCCCCATACGGTCAAATTGAGCAGACACTGTTGCTCCGAACTCTGCAATCTTCTCATCAATCTTGGTCATCAAGGTTACTCCAAATAAATCCAGTGCCACTTGCAGGATTCTCCGGAATTCGGCACTTTCCACTCCGGATAGGTAGAATTTGCACTTCTTGAATCTCATCTCTCTGCCCCCTCACGATTCTCAGTCCCCAGGGCTACGCCCGCTGGAACAAACGGATTCAGTCCAGGTTTGTTGGAATTGACTGTATTATTTAAGAATGTTTTGCTGGAGAGCGCTGAGGATCCAAAACGCTTGCCCAGGGCAACAAGACCGGCTCCAGCTGCAACCTTGCTTGCCAGTTCTGGATCGTTCTGAATCAAATAGGCTTCTCCAAGACCCATGCCCAGTCCAGTCCCCCCGATGGCCAGTTTCACCCCCAGGCTCATCGGGTCTTTGGACAGCCCGGTCTGGGTCGGAGTGGGCAGGTACTTGCCAACAGCACTCAGAGTCCCGAGATCTCCTGAGGCTTTCAGCCTAGCCACTCTTTTCGGATCAAGAATCCCAGACGCTCCAGCCGCTTTCACAACTGGCTCAAGCAGCTTGACATTCTTATACTGATCTTTGAGAGTTTTCAATGCCTGGACTGTATCCGCTGGGGTTGCTGCTTCCATGGCAGTAAAAAGGTCATCTGCGATTTTTCCTCCCAGATTTTTAACTGTTCCATTTTTAATCTGGGACAGATCAGACAACATGGAATTCTGCTGGGTCAATCGTCTGTACATCTCACCTGACAGCTTTCCATTGCCCTTGGCAAATTCATTTCTGATATCAGAAATCACATCAACCAATGCCTGAGCATCAGCCTTGTTAACCCCACCTCCGAATTGGGCTGAGACTTTCCCAGAGTTATTAACCAGAGTATTAACCTGAGCCAGTGCTTGATTTAAACTCTGGTCAAGCTGAGGGGTCATATGGACCTGTGCCTGCCGGGCAAACTGGTCAAACTCCTTCCTCATTCGAGTCTTTGCGTCTTTGAGCATCTGGGGAGTCATGTTCTCTCCAGTCTCTCCAATTGACTCAATTGCAACTTTGGAGAAGTTTTTGAGCTGTTGATCAGTATGACTCGCTGAGACCAGCTTCTCATCAAGTAGAGAGACCAATCTCGACGTTGCAAATTGCCCAGGGCGAAGTTTGACCCCGAGGTTCGAGGCAGCTTGAACTGCACTGGCCACTGCCGGGGCAACAGCAGGTTTGACCACAGCCCAGGTCGCCGGGAATGCTGCGCCGAGTCCCCCACCAACCATTGCTCCTTCAGGGATATCAGCTAGAGTAGATCCATCTGGGATCTGAGAAGTCAGAGCCCCTGAAACTGCCCCCTTACTTCCCTGGGACAAGATCTTCCCAGCCAGAGGAGCAAGCTTACCCAGACCTGCCGGGACTGCAACCTCCGGGGTCAGGAACATAGCTGCCAGCGAGCTCGGGATACTCCCGGCAATCTCCAGTCCAGTCGAGAGTAGCGGATTCTCTTTGGAGTAAGCAGCTCGAGCTGAGCTCAGATCTTCCAGATTCCCTTCATAAGTCCCCTGACCAGCCAGAGCTTTGACTCCAGCCACAGCCTTAGGGAGCTGTCCAAATGTCGCCCCAGTCCCTGCAGCCATAACAGGTCCCCAGAGAGCTGATGCTGGAGCAAACCCCATGTGAGAGAGAATCTCATCATCAGAGTACCCCTCAGTCCGAGCATCAGGTACACTGGGGTGAGAGAGCAAATGACCCCTGATCTCATCATCAGAATAGCCTTCAGCTCGAGCGGCTTTTATCTGATCTGGGGTCATTTGAATATCTCCGAGAGTGGCCGGCGAGTCTTGGAGGAGGACTTGGACTCAGCTTCAGGGATGGCTAGATAGCCGAGTTTCTGCGCCCTCTCTTTCTCCTGAGGACTTGCAAAACCTTTGCTGGTCATCCCCATACTGCTCAGCACATCTTGAGCATATTTCTTAGCTGGATAGAGTTTGTTGAAAGCCTCAGCAGATCCAATCAAATTCCCCTGGTGTTTATCCTGCCAGTCCAGCTGAAACTCTCTCATATCAACAGCCCGCTGGGCCACGGCCTTGAGCCCAGCTGAGACAAGCTTTCCGCCCAGATAAGTATTCTCAACCCCTGGGACAGACCCCACAATCCCCATGATGACATTCCCAGCTTCACGTTGGGCGCCCAGCAGAGTACTAGTTATGTTAACACCCATTCGCATTGTTTCTTTGTTGAAATCCTCAATACTCCCGACAGTCTTGGGATCAAATGGAGGTTCCATCCCAGCCATTTGAGCAATGGTATTGAGGCCCTTGGCTACTTCTCCTCGAATCCGAGCCCCAGATCCAGGAACCAAAAACCCCCCAGTCTTCGCCATATCCTCAAAAGCATTCTCCATGTACTCAAGCTGCCCCAGAGCATTGACTGCCCCGTTGTACTCATCCAGCCCTTTGGTCGCGAAATGATCAGCAAGTTGCTCGGATTGCTTGAGCTGAGTCGGAGAGAGAATCTGCAGCCCTCCTACTCCGAGAGGACCTCCTCCCGAACCCGAACTACCAGGCGAACTCGCCCTGGTTGGCTGTGTAGCCATTGTTCCGAGAGGCCCCATTTGGATAGGTTCCGGAGGAGTTCCGCCCCCTCCGACAGGCACTGAGATGCCCCCTGGGGCACTCGCGATACTCGGGGGGAGACTCTTGGGGACCGACGTTCTTGCATGGAACGCTCCACCTTTCCAGGCAGGATCACGAGTACCAAATTGTTCAAAGCCTCCTACATCAACTTTCTCATTCGAACCGTATAACTGCTCTTGGGCCTCTGGGGTAATCCCCGCAGCCATGAGTTTTCCGATCATTCTCTGAGTAAAGACTTGTTGCTGTTCTTGAGGATCTTTCGGAAGCCCATGGAGCATCGAGTCCCGAAGGGCATCAACAGCAGTGCTAACTCTATCTCGAATCGCTGGATTGAGAATAGCCATTCTGCTCCCCATCACCTCACTCCACCGAGAAGGGTCAGCTGCGATCTCAGGCATGGCCTTGATTACAGTCTGCAGTCCCTTATCCGCCTGATCTTGCAGAGCCCCCTGGCCCTGGATCTGAGCCAGCTGGCTCTGCCGATAGGTGTTGATGATCTCAGCAACATATGGCCCGACCTCAGGATCGAATTGCATGTTCTTGAGAGCAGATTCGAGATCAGGGGAGCTGGACAAAATCTGCCCAGCCTTGGCTCGAGCATTCTGGGTCTGCTGAAACAACTGATTAGCATTGAGACTTGCCCTGACCTGCCCGAACTTCCCAATAGTGTCCAGAGTTGAACTGAGCCTAGCCATCGGATTGATCTGTTCCGGAGGTTTGAATCCCAGAGAGATATTCGGATCAACGGGCATTTTTCAGACTCCTACAACAGAGGATTAGAAGCAAGCTGCGGCATGGCTGGATTTGGCAAAGCTGATTCAATGGCCAGGGTTTGCAGAGCCTGCACCCCCATGTCTTGCTGAGTCTTGGCCAGCACCGGATCAAGCTGTTCTCGTCGCTTGGTGATGGCCTCAGTCTTCTGGGCAATCCAAGCGGCCAGAGCCTCGCCGCCCTCCGGGGCATCAGCAAGAATCCCGGCCATCGTCGCGGGGTCGAGGCCATGTGACACCAGACTCCCCGCAGTCTTGACTACATCATCGAGGGTGACTGTGTCGGCGAGTTTGACCAGCTCACTGAGGCCACTTTCTACCTTATTCAGCATGTCTTGGTAATTGACCAGTTTTCCGAACTGGGCTCGAGTCTCTTCCAGCTGAGAATAACTTGCCGCAAAAGCATGATTGAAATCAGGCGGGGCCATTTCCCCCATATCCTGAGACATCCCCTCGGCACCAAGCGGATTGGTACTGACCTTCCCAGAAAGCCAACATATGCTCGACCATTTCGGAGAAGTAGGTTTTACCTGGTGTCTCATCTGGGGAGAAATAAGCAGTAGA